GGACTCGATGCGCTGGAGCGATCCGCCGGCGAACATGCGGTCGTAGCCGACCCGCTTGATGCGGTACGTACGGGAGTCCTTCAGGATCTGGTCCTCGATCGCCGCGTAGTCGATGGCGTCGCCCTCGGTCAGGTGCAACAGCCCTTGCTCGGCCCAGTCCTTCAGCGGGACCTGGAGCTCGTGCGACAGGTCCTCCACCCGCTCCTCCGGAACCCAGAAGTGCGGGATCATCTCCAGCTCGATGCCGGGCTGACGGGACTTCACGACCAGCACCCACGCCGACAGGTCGGACACCGCCGACAGGTCCAGCCCGCCCCACGCGTCCTGGAACTTCAGCCGCTTCTCGGAGGACAGCCCGCCGCCGTTGGCGTCCCACAGCGGCATCGGCATCCACCGGGTCTTCATGCTCATCCGCTTGTTGAGGTACAAGCGGCAGAAGCCCGGGAACGCCGACGGTGTCGTGGCCGCCTTGCGGGCGGCGTCCTGGATCGACTTCAGCGTGGGCGCCCCGTAGCGCAGGCCCGGGTTGGCCTTGTGCCACGTCGCCTCGGCGAACGGGTCGTCGTCCTCGCCCGCGCGCCAGATCACCCCGTAGTGGGACGGGTCCTCCACGACGTCCTCGGAGACGCGCACCGTGTACGTGTGCTTCTCGTCGTAGATCGTGAACTCGGTGCCCTCATCAGCGGTGGTGATGTACAGGATGAAGGGCTGCTCGCGGGCGCCCGTGCCCGTCTCGATGGCCTCGATCAGGTCGCGCGACTTGTGGACGTGGACCTCGTCGACGATGCCGCCGTGGACGTTCAGGCCGTGCGCGGCTTCCGCCACCCGAGACAGGGCCCGCAGGATGCCTGCGTTTCTACGGCCCACCAGGACGGCGGCCTTCGGTTCGATGGCTCGTTTCCCGACGCGGGACGACATCGCCATCTGCTTGGCGTCGTTGAAGATGCGGGACGCCTGCTCCCGGTCGACGCCGGCCGTGTAGACCTCGGGCCCGATCTCCCGGTCGGCGGACAGCAGCGTCAGCGCGATGCCCGAGGACAGCGTCGACTTGCCGTTCTTGCGGGGGACCTCCACCCACGCCGCCCGGATCACCCGGACCGCGCGCTGGACCTCCTCGTTGAAGTACAGCCAGCCGAACACCGGGGCGACGACCCACACCAGCTGCCAGGGCATCAGCTTCAACGGAGTCCCGCCCCACCGGCCCTTGGTGTGCTTAAACGACTCGATGGCGTTCTTCGCCCGCCGCGCCGTGTCCACCGAGAAGTAGGCGCCAGGCTGCCGGTCGGCGTGGAAGGCGACGACGTCCGGCTTCGACTCCAGCGCCACCGCGATGTCGTCGTCACTCAGGCCCAGCTCATGCAGCGCGGCCCGCGGCACCGGCAGACCATCGCTCATGTCCTCTAGGGACAGCTGCTCAGTCGAAGACACCGTCATCGTCGTCTCCGCCCTCCGGCGGCGTCAGCCGGGTAGCCGCCGCCGGCGACAGACCCAGCTCACCGACCAGGGAACGGAAGTGCGCACGGTACTGGTGGGCAATCGTGGTCCACGGGTTCTTCACGTTGCCCCGCTCGGTGCCCACGACCAGGCCCTCCGCCGACAGGTGACGCTCCGCCTGGACCAGCCGCGCCCAGGTGACGCAGTACTCCAGCGCCGTGTCCCGCTGCGTGTCCGTCAGCCCGGCCGCGATGACCAGCATCGGCACCACCCGCGCCCACGCCTGCGCCGCCTGCTCACGAACCAGGACGTCCTCCTCGCCCTCGCCCGGCAGGTGCAACTCCCAGTCCGGCTCCACGGGGTCCGCCGGCGCGAACCGCACGCCGGGGCTCTGCCGGTCCTCCCGGTAGGTGCCCTCCCGTACGGCCTGGAGGTGTGGCTTCGGCTTCGCTCCACGCACAGCCATGACCTGACCTCACATTCCGTGACGAGATGGCCCGTTTGGTCACCCACAGGAACGGCCCAATCGGCCATCACGATCGCCGCCCTCCCCGGCGGGTCGCCTCGGGGCGGGGGAGGGGGGTCACCCCCCAGGGGTGCCGGGAGGGCGGGTCGGCCAGTGATCGCGGGCCATCTGGTTGGACGCTTCGTAGGCGCTCTGGAGACGCTTCGGGGAGCCGTCCTGGGGGCCGTAGAGGACGACTCGGACGGCCTTGTGGAAGGCTCCGGCGGCCTCTGCAAGGTCGTTCAGGGCCTGCGATCCGGGCTCGGAAGCGTCCCCAGCGGCTTCGTGGGCCTCGGTGAGCCTGCGCCGAGCGTCACGCATGGCCTGGAGCTGTTCGGGCGTGGGCTGGTGCGTGATCATCGGGGTGAGCCTCCGTGGTCGCCTATCGGGCGTTCCATCCGCCTGGTTGCAGTCGTGCTGTCTCGCTGCTGTGGCACGGGATGCACAGCGGCCTGAGATGGCGATCGGCATCAGGGTCTGGGTCACGCTTGGCTATGAGCTGCTTGCGTGAGAGCGGATGGTGGTCTGCTGTCTGCGCTTGCTTGCCGCAGAGCACGCACCATGGATGGTGATACAGGTAGTTGGCTCTACGTCTGGCCCATCGCGTGTCGTATCCGCGTTGACTGCTGCTGCCCCTGGCCTGCTCGGCCTGGCGTGTGTGCTTCTCGCATCTGCCCTGGACGACGGTCTCGGGGCATCCGGGTACGGGGCAGGGCCTACGGGGTCGGGAGGGCATGGTGGGGGCCTCCCTGTGGGTCAGGGGGTAGGGGTGTCCGTGGAGGGCGATAGCCCGTAGTCGGCCAGTCTGGGTGCCTTGCTGAAGCCTCTACGGAATCGCTCGGCCAGTTCGGCTCCGGAGGCTTGTCCCCAGTGGTGCGTCTCGTCGAGGACTACGTGACCTATCCGCATGCCCAGGACGGCGCGCGGCCTGTAGTGGCGGTAGCGCAGCTCGGCCTGGTAGCGGTTGTAGCCCTTGTGGTCGCGCCTGATGATCGCGCTTCGGGCCTTGTCCGGTGTCGTGCGCAGCGGCATGGGAGGCGCCTTACTCGGTCTGGGTGCGCTCCATCAGGGGAGCGAAGGACAGTTCACCGCCGGAGAGAGCCTGGGCGACGCGGGCCCACATCTCGGCGAGCTTGAGGGCCTCGGTGGACCGTACGCCGTGGAACTGGGCGTGTCGGCGTTCCTCGGCCATGGGCTCTGCCAGATAGGCCTTGTCGGCGAACCGGCGGGCCTTGTCGTCGTGCTCGATGGCCTGCTGGTACTCGCCGTTGGCGCGTTCGGCCCAGTGGAAGGCGTGGGCCTGGGCGCGGGTGTGGTGCTCGGTGCGCCAGGCGCCGAAGCTCTGCTCTCCGTCGCTCACGGGCGGTGTCCTGTCCGTCGGGGTGTGGGTGCGGCCCCGCACCTGGGTGGTGCGGGGCCGCGTGTGTGTGGTGGGTAGCTGGGTGGCTCAGAAGTCGGGGCAGATGTGCTTCTGTGCCGTGGTGAGGATCTTCTGCGCGGTGGCGGTGTCGCGTCCCTCGGGGTGGTCGGGGGAGGTGAAGCGCTGGCCGGTGTACTTGACCTGCTTGGTGCGGTCGTCGGGGTAGCGCTTGAGGCTGCTGCAGCTGTCGATGCCTCGGCTGACGGCTTTGTCTTCCTTGCCGTGGACGATGTCGGGGTCGATCGCGTTGAGGGCCTTGATGTAGGCGTCCCAGTCGGCGGGCTTGGGTGTGGGCGGGAGGCCGGCCTCTTCGCGGATCTTCGCGCGCTGCTCGTCGGTGAGTTCCTCGGCGCCGGCGGCGGGCTTCTTGGTGGGGGCGGTCTTGCCCTCGTCGGTGTCGCCGGTGCTGCAGGCGGTGAGGGCGAGCAGGGCGGCCGCGGTCAGTGCGAGGACGGTGGATCGGGTTGTCATGGCGTGCACGGTGTCGTCCGTGATTGCGGTTACTGGCCGGTTTGCGGGGCCTGTGACGATCCTGTGACGGATCGTCTGTTCAGGTGCGGCGGGTGGCGAGTTCGGGATTGAGGGCGATGTCCCGGGTGGCGCGTTCGGCTGCGGCGAGGTCGTCGCGGTGGTAGAGGGCGTGGCCTCGGTGGTCGAGGTCCTTGGGCTTGAGGTGTCCTCGGTGGCGCCATTGGCGGATGGCTCCGGGGGTGATGGTGGCCCGGTCGGCGGAGTACAGGGCGCGCCAGTGGGTGGCGAGCTGGGCGGCTTCGGCGGTGGTGAGGAGCCGGTTGTAGGCGTAGTCCTTGGGGTGCGTGGTGGTCACCCCCCTTTGTGGTGTGTGGGCATGAAGAAACCCCCGAACGGGGGTTCGAGGGCTTCGGGCATACGTGTAGCGCTGGCTCAATGTGACACCAGGGCTGGATCTTTGTCCAGCGGGAACGCTGCGGCCCGCCATGCCGAGGGGCGTGGCGGGCAGTGTGAAGCGACCGTGTCCGGTCGTGCGCGGTTTCAGTGTGGCACGGGGCCGTCGTGGGCGGGGTCGGGTGTCTGCTGGGTGGTGTGGAGGAGGATCTCCAGGGCGGTGCGGTACAGCTGCGGCATGACGCGGCGGGCGTGGTCGGCGTACTCGGTGTGGGTGAGGAGGGTGCCGCAGCCGAGGCATTCGATGTAGTTGGCCCAGTCCTCGTCGACCAGGCGGAAGGCGTGGCAGGAGGGGCAGGGGGCGTCCTGCTGGCGCCGTTGGGGTTCGGTGTGGGTGATGGCGCGTACGCGGGCGAGGACGTCGGTGAGCTCCTGGTGGAAGAGGCCGGCCCAGTCGGCGGTCAGGGTCCACGGCAGGTAGGCGATGTGCCAGGCGGCCCAGGTGTGGCCCGGGCGCCGCCACGGGGTGGGGGCCAGGCGGACGTGCTCGGCGAGGATCTCGGCCCAGCCGCGCAGCATGGTGTCGAGGGGTATCGGGCCGTCCTGGTCGCCTCGGGCCTCGCCGTAGCGGTCGTTCAGGGTGGTGTTGGAGCCTGCGGCGAGGAGGTTGAGGACGTCGCCGCGGGCGGGCAGGGGTGAGTGGGCGCGGCCGCCGTGGATGCTGCCGGTGGTGGGGCTGCGGTCGGGGAACAGGCAGGCGCGCA